CTAATTTATAATCGTGACGAAGATAGGGTTCGTCAGATGTTTGACGGAAATAGCGTGGGTCAGAAGGGTCAATAAGTTGAGTCATTCGAGTGTAATTGCAGTGCGTGGTGTTGACGGTGTGCGGCGGATAGATGATGCTTTGAATATTTTAGCAAAGGGAGAGTCCCATACAAGTTCTTCATCTGCTTCTGTCAGTGGACCCCAACGGGAGGTGGCAAGTGCTGATTTGAGTAGTGTTTTAATAAGATCAATCATTTTGTTTCATCTTAGAGTTTTTGATTTAGATTTGTATGCACCTACTATAAGACCCCTGACTGTGGAAGTCAAGGGTCGGGGGACGGTTTTTAGATTGGGCTATGACTTAATAATTCCCTGCATATTCGTTTACAACTTTGTTGGTTTTCATCGCACTCAATTAAACAATTAAAATAGTCATTTATCAAATCATTTTGCTCGTTACATCGGTCTACGGTATCCTCAAAATGTTTCCATCCAGATAGTTGATTGTAAGAAATTAAGTTGTGCATAATGTCCTCCATGCAAAAGATAAACCATGATAAAGAAGTTTTCGTTCATCTAAATCACCTCTTAATTCTATCACTATTTAGATATTTTGTGTTGATTTGCTGATATCACGCAATAAAAATTTATGCCTACTATGCTTCTATAAAAAGCATTTGATTTTATTTGTCCGAAATACTTCCTTGTTCCCATACCATTTGATGTGATAGTTTGTCTCTTAACTCATTAATTCTTTTATCATCATACTGCTGAAAGTTTCCTTTCTTCTCTACTTTCTTATAATAGTGTAGGGCATTAATAATTATACCATACTCTTCCATCGTTATATCAATTTTCATTGTGGCATGGGCATCGTAAGAACTTTAGCAGTTGTTTCTTGATACCTCATAAATGTTTTTAATACGGATTTAAGTGTCATTTGTAATTCTTCTACATTCTCACACTGATCGATTGTACGTGCTAACTTCTCATACTCAAACATCTTTGAAGGACTATCGAGTTGTATGTCGTCTGGATTTCCTATCATTTTTTATAAAACTCTATTTTAAGTTTAGTAATGAGTAAATCAACTTTATCTTCAATACGAGTAAGTCGTTCCTCAATAGTATCTATACGTTACTCATCAATTGCTCCTTTCTTTACTGAATAGGGGTCAATCGTAGCCATATTTCCTTGTAGTGAATTGAGTAGTGGTTCGTCAAATAACATTTGTTCGTTCGATTATAGGTCATAAGGATGTTGAGGGTCTTTAGTCCAAAGTTTAGTATATACTAACCATTCTTCTTGCTTACTATCCATTTCAGCAGACCAGTGCATCCCGTTCTCATCAATAGCATCAAGGTAATGAATACCTTTACGGTCATCAATCACACGGGTGACTGATACAAATTTAATTTTCTCAACCATAATCAGTTACCGTTGATAATGTTCCAGAATTGTTTAGAATTAGCACCAGGAAGATGTGGAAGCTTCTTCTCCCAGTATCCTGTGATGTGACGATACCACGATTTTAGCACATATGGAAGTTTCATAGTTCATCATCCTCCAATTCATCAGCAAGACGCAGTATAGCATCCTTTACCCAGTTTTGTCCCCGAATGAAATGATGTTTTTCAATACTTAACTCTCGGTCAGGGTCTGGTTCAATATTGAGACCTTCTACTGCTTCACGAAGAGCAACAGCAACGGCAGAATTATCATAATAATATGGACCTGGACCCAACTTACTATAATACTCATTCATTATTTGTTGTGCTCTGGATTTTCTACTCATTACCATCCTCCCAGAAGTTCTTCCATTCTACCTTATCTTCATCAGTCATTTCTTCAGTGATAAAAGCACTTACATTAGATTGCAGAAGACCCAAATCTTTGACAATCAGATTTGCAACATCATTTCCCAAATAATCACCAAAATCTTCTGGACTTTTCAATTCATCAAATTGGTGTTCAGCAGGATTGAACTTTACACAGAAGGTGATTTTATAACCTTCAACACAGTCTTTTGACTTACGCAATACCTCTTTGCGTTCATCAATTTGTTTTTCAAGTTGTTGGAGTTCTTTGTAGGAGAGTTTAGAGAGGTCAGTCATCGTTCAGATACTCGTGTTGGTGTGCTTGCCATCGTAGCAGAGTTGGGATACAGGATGGGGTGATACCCATAGATTGTAGCACTTCTTCAAACCAATCTGCTGTAGCATCAATTACTGCTTGTGCTTCTGCTTCCTCATCAGGTGGTGCTGTTTGGAGAGCATTTTCAATCATTTTGAGTAGTTTAGTTTTGTCAGTCATTATGTTCCCTTCGATACCATTCTAAGTTGCGTGGTTTGAAATGTAATAAGTTGAAGCGAATCTCAAACTTTCTGTATCGGATTGAGAAACCAAATAAGTCATGTGGACCAATACCAAACAGAATGGATGGAAACCATTCAGTAGCAGGAAACTCATCCCATTGCACCACACAATCAATGAATGCAAACTTAGGATAGTTTGAGAGCACATGGAAATACCATTCGTGCCCATAATCTTCGTAGTAGACGTAATCAAAGAGTTTCATTTGTCTTTAAACAAATTGTGATAGTATTGTACTTCTTTATTTTCTAAATCTTCACATCTAGGATAAAAAACACCATCACGATAACATGATTTACCTGATTCATAATATTTCACTTTCGGTGGTTCATAACTTCTTTCACATATGTACCATCCCTCCAAACACATTACCAAAATTCCATTAAGTATAGTTGGTATCATTACTCAAATTCACCAGAATAATTACCAGAACTATTTGCCGATGAATTTTTCATTTCCCATTTGAGAATGTTTTTTTGCTTTTCAGTCATTGTCCTTAAGTGAGTAAATAAAAATCCATAACCAGAGATACATTACAGCAAATGTAATGATTCCAACATCAATAGGGGATAGGTTCATTAGTCTAAGTATCTAGGTTTTTCTGTGTTGAACACTACCCACCTAGCATCTTTCATATTCAGACACATTAAAAGTGTTTGGTGTTCTCTTTCGTATCTTTCCCAATCTTGTGCAAGTTTGGCAGCATATCGTCTTTGATATGCACAACACCAAACATTATAATATATTTTTGCTTTTTCAGTAATTGCCATTAATCATCATATTTAGAAGGCCAATTATATCCAGCAACATCAAAATCAAACCCAAACTTATATACCCAAAAAAGAACAGAAAGAAGTCGTCCACCTCCAGAAGAAACCTGAATATAAGGCCAACCAGCATAGTCATTCCAATTTAAAGACATCTGAAGAATTGACCTATTCTTTCCTTTCAACACAGCAACATAATATTCGTGCCCGAAATCTTGGATATATTTAAAATCTACGAGTTTCATTTCTTCTCTTCGGGTTTAGTTTGAGTTTGGGGTTTTGGTGGAGCATAAGGAACTCTACCAGTTTCATTATACATCAAAATGTCGTATTTGAACTTACACTCGTGTGGTTTTTGATTGCAAAGTTTTAGTGTATTGTTTGTCGTGCTTTCTGTGTTAACAACTCCACCAATACCAAATCCAAACAATACACTAACAACCAGAAGAGGATAAGCAACAGGAGGTTTAATAAACATAATAATTCAATCCCAAGAAACGTTTTGAAGTAGGAACCCAGGCATCACATAAGTCCATGCTCCAGATTCTTGATTGCCACCAACTTTATACTCCCATTTGTATTCATATTTATTGTGACTATCCCAAGTCATATAACCCTTCTCTTTGTCAAATCGACCTTTGATAGTCAGACCATGCTTATTAGAAAAGATATTGCGAGTACGAAGTGCTCCACCAGTTTCACGGGTTTCTACAACTTTACAGACATCAGGATAAGTTTGAACTCCTGCCTCCAACATACAAGGAGTTTCGTATACAAAAGGACGATAAGTTTTTGGTGTTGGCGGTGCAGTCTGTGCAAATGCAGGAGTTGCAAGAAACAAAGATGCAATAAGAAACAGTTTGTTCATTTGATAATTTTCCAATGTGTGTCTTCGTTTTTGTTTACAGTAAATTTATACTTACCATTTACAGAGGTCAAAAATAGCACATTATCCTTTTCAATGTCAATATAGCAACTATGTAGATTGTCCATTTCCGTATTAAAACGGAGTTGGGCAATACTGGAAGTTGGTTGAACACAAACAAATTTTCTTTTATCCATAATAATTAGGGTTGTTTTAATCAAAAGTTGTAATTATCAGATCTAACACAGGGTGGAGGGAAATTACTCTTTAAGTGAGTAACAAAAAACACTTGTGTCAATCTAAACTCTTCATGGTCCATTAAAAAACTAGAATGTTTATGCCAGTAAGAACCACTATACATTATCATTCTATTGTAGACATTTTTAAATTCCACAGTTTTATGGAATTTAGAATTATGTTGTTTTTTTAATTTAGCATATTCTTTTGGAGGCAATCCTTTTTTGTTGTAAAAATTATTTCTCACACTCCAATCAATATTTTCTACAGTTTCATCGTTTTTTTCATATATTGAAGTTCCAGAATCCAAATTTGGATTTTGATTTAAGTAAATAACCCCTGCAAAAATCGTGTTATCATCAACATGAGTCCAACCAGAATTTACTTCTTGTTGGACTTCAAGTGAAGATTCAAATGGATATATTTTTTGAAAGTAAGATTCTACTTTCCAATCCAAATAATTTGAATTGAAATCAAAAAATAAAGAAAAAACTTTATTGCACAAAACATCAAACAAATTAGGAGAAACCAAATGAACTGGTTTACTTCTCTCTCCTGGATAATTTTCACTCTCTTCTTTCGAATAATCCAAGGACAATGCAAAATCTCTGATTTTGTCTGGATTAGAGTAAAAATTATCCACACATGATATTGGAAAAAGACTTCTATTCGTAGTCGATTTGTTCTGTTGGTTCATGCAATATGTAAAAATCTTTTGTTTGTTTGTAAATTAAAATACTACTTTCATTCTTAGGAGTGTACCAGTCCTTGATTTGTCCATAATAATAATCAATCATTTTATTGTGGACCAACTCATCTGCCCAATTATCAAGCATAGCAATCATTACTTATTCATCTGAAGAGTAGGAACAGGCATACCACCTTCAGTGGGCACATAGATGGTTACATTACCATTCTTGGCACCATCTTCGATACCAGTGATATACAGATACTGAAGATACTCACGGTTATCCTTCAATGAATCACCGATGATTTGGTTTGCTTTTGCAACACCAGTAGCACGGATGATTTCAGCATCAGCAAGTTGTTGTGCCGAATCTTTCTTTGCTTGTGCTTCCAGAACTGCTACCTGTCGGGTATATTCTGCTTCTTGAAGTTGTGCTTTACCACTGAGAGTTTTAGTCCACACACCATATTGTGGGAGACCAAAAGCAAGGCCAGCAATAATAACTACACCAGCAAGACCAACAACAGCAACTGCAGGGTCAATAAATCCGTTTTGTTTGTTCATTTACGATTCTCCAGACGAGTTTCGAGTGTAGATTTGAGCATTTCATTTACCGTGTGTCTAGCACGATAATTTTGGATAATATCCATCACACAATAACCAAAGGCAAATCCTGCCATAATTGTAGTAATCACTTAGAAGAACCTCCAGAGGGTTTGAGAATAAGATTAGCAAGCAAGATAATAGCAAAGTTCTGCCAGAAGGTCAAAGATATACTAAACCAAGACAGAATCAGTCCAAGCAATGCTGCTTCAAAGAATAGTGCAGCAATAGCAAGAACAATTACACCAAAAGTAAGACCAAGAGCAGTAGTAGTTTTCATAGGTCAAACAGCAAGAGCAGCAGGGGGGATTTCAACGATTTCAGGAAGTTTTTGTTCGTAGCAGTTCATATTGTAGCACACCCATTCACCATTACGGAAGACATAGGCATACTCTTCGTTGTTATCAGGAAGAAGATACTCTGCAAGGTCAGAGTCAAGACGAGGGGGACAATCTTCACCGCGATAGGAATAATAATTTGCACCATATTGAGTTTTCTGACTAGAACCGAATACTTCATCAGTCCAAGCACAAGACATATCACCACCATCAATCAGTTCAGCGGCAAGTTCTTTGCTATTATAGTGCGTCTTCAGGATACGACCCAACCATTCAGGATAACCATCCCAGTGGTGATAGACAGAGAGGACACTGCCATCTGCAAGTTCAAGACCGATGCGAGCGCGAGTTGCCATAATAAATTAAAAGTTAAAAATCAGATTTCAGGGTCATCAACACCGAACCAGTCTGTTTCTCCAACTGGTTCTTCATCAAAAATATCGTTCAAATCATCGTAAATATCAAAGTTATCGAGTTCTTCAATTTGCGATTCATCAAGAAAAATCCGAGTCATGCACCTCTTTGATTACCTAGTAATCATAGCACGACTCGGATTGGGTGGGAGACTTCAGTGGACAGTTGCCCGAGTGTCCTCAGAGTTTTTTTATTTTCTTTTCTACTGGTCTTTCGTAAATTGTTCCGTCTTGAACAAGACCATCACCATCACCATCTCTAGCATTTGGATTGAAAACTTCTTTTTTTTCTGCAACTGCTTCTGGTGCAGATAATTCAGTAATTTCAACTACAGGTGCAGATACTTCTACTGATTCTGCGACTGGTGCAGGAGCAAATACTTCTTCTTGTTCTTGTGCTCCTAGAAAAACTTCAGAAAATCTTCCCATTGTTTTAATTCGAATTTTAATTATTTATTTTTTTACTAATCACTTCATTTTTTGGTTCATCAATATGATAAACAACATGTAGACTTTCCCAAGTTATAATTGATACAACACTAGAAAGAATTGCAACAATAACAAATTTCATAATTTACCTCAGTGATTGTGACAAATGCCATCTTGATGGCAATGTGGTTGATTTGCATTTATATGAAAGGTTCCATGATAAAAACCAAATCCAAGGAAAGCAGTCGATGCGGAGACTACTGCTGCAACAAAGAATGGAGCAATATTACTTGCTGTTAATGTGAGTAACTTCATAAACTTTCTTAAATGAATAATTCTTGAGTTATTTATAAAATGAAAAGGGGCATTACACCCCCATGTAAGTTTTGGGTAAGAAGGAAACTTATAACCCCCTTCACTCATTTAGAGTCAAACTGCAACAGGTGCAGAGTGACGAGTGAACTTGACGATTTTATTCGCTGCGTTTGTTTGTTTGTCCCGTCAACAGATAAGACCTTTATGCCCCGTCGAAACCAGTGCATCCCCGTGAAGTGGAGATGTGGGGAATCGAACCCCAGTCCGAAACATCAGTATTCCCATCCTCTTGAACACTTTATATAGTAACATTAAAAGTTTTAAAAGTCAATCTCCTCCCACAATACATTTAGTTTTTTATCAAAAACCATTAAAAATCTATGTTTTCTGGTTCTTTCTCTCCATTCACCAGCAACCCCTTTTACACTTCCTCTTGAGTGTTTTGTACCATCTGCATAATAGAAATCTTTCTTTGGTTTTGTCAATCCATAATATTTAAAGTTACATGCTTTGTAGATTGTTCCAGAGTGTCTAGACGAATCTGCATAACTCAATATTACCCTAACATTAGTTTCTTTTTTAAAAAGTTTAATACACCTAGAAACAAACCAAGATGTAATATTATATTCTCCTGACTGTATTTCTGGATGTATACAAAGACGAGATAGTTCATATAATCCATCTTGTTCTTCTCTTTTTAATCCAAATGCTCCTACAGCAATTTCTGGAACAGGTATTTTAGTGAATATACAAGCACCTACACAATCATTTTCTTTATAGAGACCGTAATTATATCCAGACTTGAAATCCTTTGATTCATCTTTCAAATAATGAAAAGTATAAAGTAATTCTTTTATCTCATTTTTACTAGTTTTTCTTATAGAAAAATCAGACTTCATTATTGAAATTATAATATGGAGAATAGGGGACTTGAACCCCTCACCCCTGCCGTGCAAAAGCAGTGCATCCCCGTGAAGTGGAGATGTGGGGAATCGAACCCCAGTCCGAAACATCAGTATTCCCATCCTCTTGAACAATCTATATATTACTCTTTATTCTCCAAATAGTCAACAAACAAAACTCCATCTAAATGGTCTATTTCATGTTGAACAATTCTTGCTAACAACCCATCCACTTTTTCAAAGATTGGTTTACCTTTTAATGTCCTGTATTTTACTTTAATTGATTCTGGTCTCTTTACATTATCAAACACACCAGGAACACTTAAACATCCTTCTTCAAAGTTAACTAATATATCACTGGTCCAAGTTATTTCTGGATTGATGAGAAACCAATCATTACCATTTTTATCTACAACAATAACTCTTTTATTCAATCCAACTTGAGGAGCAGCAATACCAATACCATTTTTCTCTCTCATGACTTTTGCCATGTTATAACAAGTGCATCTAAATACATCGTCTATATTTGCAACTCGTTTTGCTTTTTCTCTTAAAATTTTTGACCCAATCGTTTGAAGTTCCATACTTCCCTACGCAATTGGTTAATGGAGAATAGGGGACTCGAACCCCTCACCCCTGCCGTGCAAAAGCAGTGCTCTACCAAATGAGCTAATTCCCCTTTTTAGTATTTAGAATCAAATACTAATGTCGATGAAAGGACTTGAACCTTCATGGATTGCTCCACTGGAACCTAAACCCAGCGCGTATACCAATTCCGCCACATCGACTTGCTCCTCTGTCTAGGAATCGAACCTAGTTTCCAAGTGCGTTGTCCGCCTGTCCTTACCAATAGACTACCAGAGGATAAAGGGAAGGAGAGCTCTTGGACGGAACCGCAGGATCACTTCCCCACAATGTTGAGTCGGATATGATAATCCCAACTCTTATGAAAGAACTTATGTCCTTTCAACTCCCCCACCTGGACTCGAACCAGGAACCAAGTGATTAACAGTCACCTACTCTGCCAATTGAGCTATAAGGGAATGAAGTTAAAATGTTGTATGAATATTGAAAGAAATAGTAATTCTATTTTTTTTCACTGGATTTACGTAATGTAAAAGGTTTGAAGGAAAAATAATTACTGTACCTTCTTTAAAATGTTTGGTAGTTTTAGTTATATCAAAATATTCATGACCACCGTTATTTAAAAAAGAAGTGGTGTTTTCCTCTTCCAATTTTAAAAGATAAATTCCAGAAAAACTAGATCCCACATGAGTATGTGCCTCTTGAAAGAATCCTTCATCATAGTAATTATACCATATCTGATGAATATTACTAGATTTAGGTGTTTTTTTCAATTTAACTTGTTCTAAACATTCATCAAGTGGTTGCCAAACAATTTTGTCTACCAATTCATCATCACAGAGAAAATCAACTCGATTAAGCATAGTTGAGTAGACTTCACAATTCCATCCTGGAATAATATATTTTTCCTTATTTTTCTCAATATCATCAACTATTTTTGGAAGATACTTATCTTTAATTAGTTGATGATCTGATATTTCTTTTGAAAAAATAAAAGGACCAGGAAATTGATAAAGCATAATCAATGATATTTAATTGCTACTGTAAATCTATATTTTGTTCTAAAGCATGTTGCTCTATGTAGTAATGTCGCATCGAACTTAACTAATCTATTAGGAATAGGCAAAATACCCCTAATTTCATTATCTATTAGAAATTGAGTTTCACCATGTTCACTTATGTCCCAATCTAAATTAGGATAATAAAGAACAGTTGAACCACTATCACCATCAACATGAAAATAAGGATTTTCATTTGATGAGAAACAGTTTATATACATTCGATATGGTTTTTGTTCACTTAATGAATTTATTTTTTTATCTTCAAAAAGTTTAAAAAAATAATCAGAAGATTTTATTTCAGAAACCATACCTACAGGTGGAGTCCATGGATTATCAACTTCACCATATGTATAAAGTGCTCTTTGACAATAAGAAAAAATATCTTTATGTACTTTTTCTTCAAAAAAATTATCAAAGATTTCAATCATTAGTTTTTATCCATAAGATGCTCAACTGTATTTGCTATGTCATTCATAGCATCACGCAAGAATGGTTGTTGCCCACTCTCTTGCTTAACAATAGGTCGAGAATCGTCAGTTAATGACCATCTCCACTGACCCATATCTTTACAGTACCAAAGATTTATTTTCATAAAACTATTTTATTGTAAGTTGCTCTTGCGAGCAAGTCGGGATGACAGGATTCGAACCTGCGACCCTCTGTTCCCAAAACAGATGCGCTACCAAGCTGCGCTACATCCCGAGGTTGTTTAACAATATATGTATATTATTAATGGGAAATACTGGATTCGAACCAGTGACTTACCACTTGTAAGGAGGCCACTCTACCACTGAGTTAATTTCCCTGGAGCGGACAATCGGACTCGAACCGACGACATCTAACTTGGAAGGATAGCGTTCTACCACTGAACTATGTCCGCAATTTGTGGGGGATTTCTCCCCCTAAGCATACTTCCTTCACACGGAAGATAAGCATAAGACAGAATCGAAATTCTGTCAAGCCCACGGTCGGACTTGAACCGACGACCTACGGTTTACAAAACCGTTGCTCTATCCAGCTGAGCTACGGAGGCATTTTGCTCACAAGGAGCAACGGAGAGGGTAGGATTCGAACCAACGGATGCTTTCACATCGGCAGTTTTCAAGACTGCTGCCTTAAACCACTCGGCCACCTCTCCAATATAACAATCATACTATATGTAGTATGATTGTCAAGCGTTCTCTGGAGGATTTGAACCTCCGACTTCTTGGTTCGTAGCCAAGCACTCTAGTCCACTGAGTTAAGAGAACAGGCACAGGATAGAGGACTTGAACCTCTACTAAAAGTTTTGGAGACTCTCGTGCTACCAATTACACCAATCCTGCTTGGTTCCAGAACTAGGATTCGAACCTAGACAAACACCTTCAAAGGGTGGTGACCTGCCAGTTAGTCGATTCTGGATTAAATCCCATCGAATTCGATGGGATAAAAGTTTAGGGTGGGATTCGAACCCACGGTGATAAGAGTTTTGCAGACTCTCGCATTCGACCACTCTGCCACCTAAACAATTTGAACTATCAAGGATTACTTGATAGTTGAGAGCCCTCAATCGGATTTGAACCAACGACCTACTCATTACTAGTGAGTTGCTCTACCACTGAGCTATAAGGGCGGGGTGTCGTATGGGAATTGAACCCATCTAGGTAGTTCCACAAACTACTGCCTTAACCACTAGGCTAACGACACAAGGCAGTGGGTAGAATTGAACTACCGACATAGAGGGTATGAATCTCTTGTTCTACCACTGAACTACACTGCCAACGGAAGATGTTGGATTCGAACCAACGGAGGTGTTACCCTCACGGTTTAGCAAACCGCTGCATTAACCGCTCTGCCAATCTTCCAAGGTGGAACCGACAAGATTTGAACTTGTGACCGCTCGGTTATCAGCCGAGTGCTCTACCGCTGAGCTACGGTTCCATGGTATTCCTAACGGGATTCGAACCCGTGCTGCCACCTTGAAAGGGTGGTGACCTAACCGCTAGTCGATAGGAACACGACGACTCTAACGGGATTTGAACCCGTGATACTACCGTGACAGGGTAGCGTGATGACCACTTCACTATAGAGTCAAGGTGGGAGGAGCAGGATTCGAACCTGCGAAGGTATAACCGTCTGATTTACAGTCAGATTCCTTTAGCCACTCGGAAATCCTCCCAGATGGACTATGTGTGATATACCTCATAAGGATATAACAGGGACATAGCCTCTATCTTGCTACGGCATTCTTGTTTAATCGACAAGTGCAAGTAGCAATAGGTCTGGTGAGGCTCGAACTCACAACTTCCAGGTTAAAAGCCCGTTACTCTACCATTGAGTTACAGACCCATATAATGTGGTAATTATTCAGTTGTCAAGGTGCTGGTGGTCTCGTTCCCCCACCGACTCAAGTAATATACCAGGGTTTGGACCCCAACGGTAAATGTTACGACCAGTTGAACAAGTGGCACAAAGCATAAAAAAAGAGGGAGAACCTTTTGGATTCTCCCTCTTGATTGCTTTTATGGTTTGTTCTTCTAACTTTGACTTACCATATTTGCAACCAAGAGGGATTCTCCCATAAACCAGCAGGTAATGGGACGATAATCACTCTTTGGTTGTGTATGTAGGTTAGTCATTGTTTTAATGTTGTATGGTTTATTTATACCAGTTTTTTAGAAAAAAGTCAACCTTCGATGTAGTAGTCAACAATGCTATCTACCCATGCTTCACTCATGTTGCTCATAATTGCAATTGCTGCTTGCTCGGTTTCTGCAAAACCTTCGTTAACAAGGTGTGCGAAGATTAAATCATAAAGGTCAAAACCTTCCTCGGTCTTAGCTCTACGAATAATTTCCTTAGAAACTTTTGTCTTTTTCTTTGCTCCCTCTTCTTCTCTACCCTTTCTTGGATAAGTAACTGCTTGTGGTTCACCAGCACCTTTTACAACACGAGTAACTTCAGCAGCATGACGGCTACCATACTCTCTTGCCATTTGTCCAGTCATTCTCTTACCATAAGGCTTCTCACGGTCCATTCTTTGCGAAACAGTTTCATCTTCTGTTCCTCCCCCTTCTTTCTTTCTCTTGAGGGTTGAACCTGGGGTTGCTCTGTCTTTCCAGTCCTTGAACTTCTCTTCAGGACCGTAACCTGACTTGCCTTCACCAGACTTTAGATGCTTTTCTCTTGCCTTTTTAGCATCTGCTCTGACTTCTGCTTGAGTCATAGTTGGACGATATGGTTTTACACCTTCTGCTCTCTCTTCGTCAATAACTTCTTCAGTAAGATAAGGAGTAGTGTAGGGCCACTTATCCAAATATGACTCTTGTGGTTGAGTTGACTCAGACATAACCTGTCTGGTTAGTTGGGAAAGATTTTGCAGGTCCTTATAATCCATTGGTTTTGTATAACTCTTATATATTTTATTTATATAATTGAATTTATTTTATAGTTGGTGACTAGCAATTCTGTCTTTACATTGTCCTGAGTTCCCTTCTCTCCACGGTGAACCATAGAGTATCTAAGTTTCCATTCATCAAGATTATATTCTTTATAACGGTTCAGCAACCAATCATTCAGGTTGTAAGTAATCATAAAACGATGAGGACAATTATCTACATCATCCGCAAATCTTTCGTGTGAGAATGATGAGTGGAGTTTTCTCCCCGTTCCATAAAGAAAATCTTTAATGTCGTAAGGAGGGTCAAGAAAAACAAATACGTTATCACCATCACCATTCATCACTGGTTCATAATCAATGTTTGTGATTTTCCAGTCTTTAATAATGTATGAATACTTTGGAAGTTTGTCAATACCAACAAGAGAAAAATTAGAACGTGATGCTTGAACTGAGAAAGTAGAATTCTCAGTTAAACCAGAATAAGAACACTTGTTTAGAATAAAAAAAGCAATTGCTTGTTCAAAAGGTTCCAGAGTTTCAATATCACTCTGATACCGATTGAACAAGTCTTTGTGTGCTTCATCATCTCCATTTACTTCTTCTTTGATTGCTCTCAATCTTTCAGATAATGTTTGACCATTATCACGAAGTTGAACCCAGAAGTTATAAAGATAGAAGTATTTGTCGTTTACCCAAATAGGAACCTTTGGGTAATTTTGAGAAATCATTAAAGATATGCTTCCACCACCCAAGAATGGTTCACGAAACTCTTTGAAGTCACTCGGAAACCAAGGAGCAAGAGTCTTAAGTGCTTTACTCTTGCCTCCAGGATACCTAAGACAAGTTTTTAGTGGGAATTGCTTCATCTATCTTTAATCCAATTGATGATTACGTCATTTATTGCTTCAGAAAGTTTAACACTAGAAGAAGGAAATGTAAAGTTGGCAACATCTAAATCAAGATAAGTCAATTCATTGTAAGGAAGATAGGAAAATACTCCATCACCTTCATGAACATAATATTTTTGTG